AAACAAATAATCCGAACCCATCTCCTATCGGAAACAAGTTCGGATTATTTTTGTTTGGTCCACCTGACACATTCTCACTCGAACAATTTTTCCCTTTACGCCACCCCCAATTCTTTCTACATACTTCTTTCAAATCTTACTTTTTCTCGTACATAGTATCTGCTGCATTATACAGCATCTCCAAAAACTGTCCCGCCGTTGGCCGATGATCCAGCGGGTATCCCGCCAACACCTGCACTTTTTCCAGGTCAGTTTTCCATGCCAGCTTTGCCGTCCTGCGAACAGCGCTCTCAACAGCCCTCCAAGCATAACCAGAAGCTTCCGCCACAGGCAGATAAACTTCCTTCTGCAAGGCTCGCAACCGGTCAGGCCTGGTGCAAATCAGCGTCATACACTGCCGGAGAGTATAATAATCATTCTTTGTGCGAATGATACCCAGAGGGCGTAGCAAGTGGTCAAATTGTGTATCAGTCATTCTAACACATCCTTTCGCCCATCATGCTACGCCTTTTGTCGAAAGAAGTCGAAAACACAAACTCAGCCCCGAGGAACCATCAGGCTCCCCGGGGCTGCTGCTATGTACGGTAATTGGATCTTACTTGATCTTCCCCTGCATCTGATCCAGCAGCTCATCTGCGTGGATGGCCTCGGGGGTGAAGGAGTTATTCTCCCACCATGCCCAGATGGCGGCAGCGGTGGTCAGGCCAGCGGTAACCCACTGCTCTACGCTGGCGCTGTCGATGGGCAGCACCGGCTTGCCTGCCGCGCTCAGCAGCTGGTTGACGAGGGCCAGTGCCAGCACTACGGTGCGGGCGATGGTCGCGGCGGGGATTTTTCGGTTCATCATAGGTCAGTCCTCCTGTTTGATCGGTAAAGCCATAACACGGCGGTACAGCTCGGTGCCCGTGCCGTTGCCGCCCAGTGCATGGTAGCTCTTGTACAAATACTCGACGTTCTTCAGACCGCTGGCATCAATCGAGCCCTGCGCCATGAAGTGCTGGCAGGCCTGATACAGCCGGTCGTGCAGGATGGCCAGCAGGCCCTCTTTGATGGCCTTGCGCTCGTCGTCCTGTGCCTTGATGCGCTTGGTCAGGCGGCGGTAGGCCGCGGTCAGCGCCCCGGAGATGCCGGTGAAGGCAAGCTCCCAAAGGTGCTGCAAGATAAACTGCCACATCGGTCTCACACCTCCATTACCGGAATGCCATATTCTTCGGCGCACTGGTGCTCAATGCGACAGCCGCGCGCATTCTGCCATCCCGGTGCAAAAACGGCCACGTCAGCTTTTGCCAGAAACTCGATGCTGCGCGCCAGATAATCCAGCGGCCTCGCATCGGGGCCAAAGTCCTTAAAGAACGTTTCCAGAGGAACCGCATCGTCACCAAACACGGTCCTTGCCTTCCCGATTGCTGCGGCACGCTCCTGCAGCACCTGCTCGTCCGATAGGCCGTTCATAGGCTGGCTGATAAAAAGCTTCTTGCTCATCACTTATGCTCCTCTCACTTTCGTCAGCCCGGCCCGCTGGATGATGGCAGCATAGTCCTTGTAGGCCACGCTCAGGTCTACCGGGCCGCTCACGCCTGGGATCTTGCCGCTGCTTGTGTACTGCCACATGCCGTGGCGGCGGGCGGGGCGCTTGCCGCGGTAGTCCGCGATCCACAGATCGTAAGCAGCGAGTGCTGCCATGTCGAGGGCGGTATCCGCGAAATTGGTGTAGGTGTACACCATTGCATACAGCCCCCACGCTTCGAGTTGGGCAGCGGCTTCGGCCACCAGGGCCGAAAGCTTTGCGGGGGCCAGGGAGCGCAGGCGGGGGTCCTCCACATCGATGGCAAGGGGCAGCTGGAACGTTTTGCCCCGGAGAGCTGTTTTGAGGGCGGCCAGCTCCTCCTCCGTCTGCCGGGGCGTGACCGCACAGGTGTAGTAATAGCCGCCCACGGGCAGGCCCAGCCGGGCACACTCGGCGTAGTTGCGGGCGAAATAGGGGTCGAGGTAGGGCTTGCCGCCCTTGCTGCCCAGCACCCGCAGCATCACGCCGTCGATTTTGCCGCTTGCCTTGACCTTGTCCCAGTTGATGCTGCCCTGCCATTTGCTCACGTCAAGTATTGTTCTTGGCATTGCTCTGCGCCTCCTCTGCAGTATTCAAAGTGCCTCCCACATAAACTCGCCAACTCGTACCGGCATCATCATTGGGCCAAATCGTGACATGCTTTCCACTGCAGATTGGCCATGCATGGAATTGTCGAATCCCATACATTTCACCACCGAATGTATGCGCTCCCGGTTCTGTTGTGCAGGGATGATGCGGTAGCTCGTCCATGGTCATGGTATGCACATGGTAATGCTGCGGGTCTTTCTGATACTCAGCTCTCTGTAGGGCAACAGCTTCCTGCACGATCTTGTTAAGCCCTGCCTGGTCATACTCCATTTTGAAAGTTCCGCTCTCGAGCAGCTCGTCCAATGTTCCCTCCAGGGTCGTGTCACCCAGTGTGATGCGCACCTTCAGGTCATCCATTGCTCTGCGCCTCCTTCTCGGTCAGCTGGACGTGGATAGCTTCCAGGTCGTCAGCGGTCAGGGCAGGGTAATCCGCCGCGATTGCCTCAAAGGCTTCGCCGTTGTTCAGCCGGATGCGGAATGCCCGCACCATGATGCGGAGTTTCAGGTTGTTCAGCGTTTTCATAGTTTTAACCTCCAATCAAATCGGCCATCATAAGCACAAGGTCGTCGTTTGCCGCTTCCAGAGCGTCCATGCGGCCCGGCACGGTTTCCAGCTCTGCCTTTTTCTTCGCTTCGGCGGCAGCGGCTTCTTCTGCCTTTTTCTTGGCTTCAGCCTGTGCAGCCAGCTCTTCGGCGGTGTAGCGGATGTACCGCATCACCGGCACTTCCTCATCCCAGGCGGGCTGAGGGTCAACCCCGGGCACATCGATGACCTTCACCATGTCCCGGCCAATCTCTTTACCATCCCGGTAGTAGATGGCGAGAGAGCCGTCCGGCAGCTTTGCGGTCTCTCTGTGCCACTGCGGAGCTGTGCCCTCTACGGCATCATGGTGAACGACTTCCACATCTTCCACCAGATAGCCCGCTTCCAGATCCGGCTCAGTAGTCAGCACAATGCCAGTCTCGTCAATAATTTTCATGTGCGCTCCTTTCATGCTGCATCATCCACCCGCACCCAGATGTACAGGGCATAGTACGGGTTCAGAATGTTCATTGCCTGTCTGCTGCCGGTGCTGCCGATGCTCACGGTATGAGAGTGAGCGCCAGCGTCCCCGATGCTCACGGTATGGCTGTGGCTTCCAGTGCCGTTCGTGCTGAAGCTGTGGGTGTGGGAACCGGCGGATTCGGTTGTTATGGTGGCTTTACCGCTTGACCAATCGCCATATCCACCGGAGGAGCTGACAAGACCGTTGCCTGCACCTGTGGAGCTACCGTTGCTTTTTATGGTTGCTTTATGCGTATGCGCACCCGCGCTGTTGGTCGTACCGCTATGGCTGTGGCTTCCTGCGGAGCCGGTGGATGCGCTGTGGGAATGGCTGCCTGCACTGCCGGTGGAGCCTGAGTGGCTATGGCTCGGCATTTCGGCAGTAGTCTGTGTGTGGGTGGCGCTGCCGCCGGTGGTGCCCACAGGGTATGCACTGGAAGCGCCCATGATAAACTCGCCCTCGACACGCTCCCATGTGCCGCCGATAAAGCTTGCCGGGGATGTGGGGTCGTTGCTGGCCCAGAATTTGATTCTGGCGTAATCCTCCGCACGCTGAGCGGCAAGGGATTCTTCGATCAGCGCCCGGGTCGCCGCAGCATCAGCGGGGGCCCCTTTGATGGAGACGGTCGGGTCGGTGTTTGCCGCCTTTTTAGCTTCCTCCGCCCAGTTCTCGGATGCTTCCTCACTGGCTTTTGCATTGGTAGCAGAGGTAGCCGCTGCCGTCTTGCTCTTCTCTGCCTCCCCGGCCTTGGTGACGGCGGTGGAAGCGCTCCCCGCAGCGGCGGTGGCCTGCTGGGTGGCAATGTTTGCCGCAGCGGTGGCCGTTTTGGTGGAAGCTGCCACGTCGTTCAGGGCCGTGGTGCGGGCCCGTGCGATGTCCTGCAAGGCGGCGGTGTGCTCCGTCTCCGTGTCCTGCAGGGCCTGCTTGGCGGCGGTCTCACTGGTCTTGGCGTTCTTCTCGCTGGCGGCGGACTTGGTCTCGCTGCTCTTGGCGGCGGTTTCACTGCTCTTGGCGTTGTCCTCACTCGTCTTTGCTGCATTCTCACTGGCCTTGGCATTGGTCTCCGACGTTTTTGCGTTGGTCTCACTGGTCTTGGCTCTTGCCGCACTCGTTTCGGCCTCCTTGGCCTTTGTGGTGCAGGTGGCCACACTCTCATCCATGCTGTCGGCACTGGCCTTCGCCTTGTCCGCGCTGGCTTTCGCGTTGGTTTCGGATGTTTTTGCGTTGGTCTCACTGGTCTTGGCCGCGTTCATGCTCTCCATCGCCTGCTTGGCGTACTTTGTCACCTCGGCCACGAACTGTTCATAGATGCTCGGCGTAATGTTCTCGGTGGTCGTGTCGGTGTCGATGGTGTCATAGCAGGTGTACTTGCCGGGCTTTGTCATGGCAATGTAGCCGCTGGCGTTGATGGCCAGCAGCATCCAGGTGCCCTCTTTTTCCAGTGTCCACCGCCGGTCTACCAGTGCGCTGTTGTTCTCGTCCAGGATCTGCGGGTCCGGCAGGGTGCCGCTCAGCCGCTGCACATGCAGCGAGATGGTGCACGCCTTCCACTCCTCCGGCACTTCAAAGTGCAGCCGGTCCACCTTGGCGCTCCGCACACCGCCCAGATACAGCGTCTCAATGTTCGCCCGAAACGTCGAACCATTGTCCTGCAGCTTTCTGATTTTGATATCCAGTTGGCTCACAATTTCACTCCCTTCACCAATCGGGCGCACTCCTCTATCGATCCAGAGGTCTCATTTCAGATTTGTGCGCCCTTCCTGCCCCTATCCTATCACGCCCCGCCGGGTGCAACTACCCCGGACATACAAAAGGGAGGCCGTTCACCCCGAACGGTCTCCCTTTCTTCTAAGCAGGGCTCCCCCCTCGGGGGAGCTGTAAGCAACTCCGCCTTTGGCGGATTGCGCACTGAGAGGTTCACCTCACCCCTGCCCACTCATCCTTGCTGTTTTTTGCCTGTTCCTCCTTTTTTGCCGCGTCCTTCACCCACTGGGCAAAGTTCTTGTTCTCATACATCGGGGTTCCGTCCGCTTTGGTCAGCTTCAGTAGCATCGTTTCCAGGCGCTTGCGGTCGCTGCTGCTGCCCGCCAGATACTCCTCTTTCACCGCGTCGGTGATCTTCGTCTTGATGCTGCCGTCCTCCTTGCCCGCCGTCCGCAGCCGCCGGATCTCATCCTGCACGTCGCTGGTCCTGCCGGTGTCCACCGCTTCAGTCAGGTCATCGTACACGCTGCCCTCGGTGCCTCCCTTGTACAGCTCCTCGGCCTTGCTTTCAATGGCTTCGGTCACAAGGTCGATCACCCATGTCCGCTTTTCCGCGTCAGCTTTGACCCCCTCCCGGATGCCCAGGGTCTCGTACATTTCCCGCACAAGCTGCTTTGTCAGCTCCTGGCGCTGGCTGTCTTTTCCCTCGTTCCGGGCCCTGGCCGCCTGCTCTACTTCCGGGCTGTATTTCTTCAGCCGGTTCTTCAGCTGGCTGGCAATGGTCTTTTCGTCCTTGCCCATGGCTTCCAGCTTCGCCATAGCACCGCTGGCGTTGTCCGTGTCCCCCTCGGCAATGGCGTTGTACAGCCGGTCATACTGCCCGGTGGCGCTCGTCGGGGTCGAGCTGAACGAAAAGCCGCTTCCGCTTGCAATGTCTCGTGCATCTTCCACATAGGCATCAAAGGCATCCAGCATTTTCCGGGCGTTCCCCATAGGCACACCCGCAATTTCAAACCCGTACTGCATCAGGTTTACGCCTGCCTTTCGCAGTTTCTGGTGATACGCTTCCAGCTGTTCCTCCGTCATGTCACCGGTGTCCTGCCGGACAAGGCTGGAAAACTTCGTTACTGCTGCAAAAAGGTCATTCACAGCGCTGATGTTGGTTGCACTCACCACATCGTAATCCGTACCGTTCACTGCATTTCCCACAGCGCTGTACAGCTCGCTGCCATACAGGAAGTTGCCCGCAAAGCTTTCCGTGTACAGATTCAGGAATCGCTTGCTCACGCTGGCCGCGGTCACATCTCCGTTCTCGTCCTGCTCTCTGTCCCACCGGTGCAGCAGGAAGTCCGCACCGATCTTCATCAGTGCAAACACAGCAGTCTGGGTGATCTGGCTCACAATGGCCCGGTTCAGGTTCTTTCCGGCCCGCTTCACTTCTTCTGCTGTCTCGCTGCTGGGTGCAGCCTTGTCCCGTGCCTTCTGGGCGTTGTAGTCCATCACCGCATCGGCCAGGATGCCGTAGTTCTGGAAACGCTGGGTCGTGAACATGGTCAGGGTCTTGGTCATTTGATCCGGATTTCGCTGGATCCCCGCCCGCTGCATGGTGGTGTAGTTGGGCTGGGTCTCCTCAATGACCCGCTGATACATCTTGTTCACGGCTTCCCAGTAGGCTTCGCTGCCTTTCGTGGCTGCACCCTCTGCAAACTCATTGGTATGGTGCTCCACATACCGCTTGGAGCCTTCCCACAGTGCCGCTACCGTGATCTCGTCCATGCTGTTGATCCAGCCGGTCACCCACTTGGGCAGCTTGTCCATGGCCTTTTCTGCCGCGCCCTGGCTCACGCCAATGCTGGCCAGTTCACCGCGCTGGCTTCCCCGCAGTCGGTATTGCAGCAGCACATCCCCATGCTGGGCAATTTCCTGTTCCAGCGCTGCCCGCTGCTTGCCGGAGAGGTTCTTCACAAACGGCACCACCGCCGCCATGGTATCCGCACCCAGTACTGCGCCCGCCGTTGGCAGAGATGCCGCCTGCGCAATGGCCACACCAGGGTTCAGCGTCAGGATCGCGCCCGCATAGTTGCCGCGCAACCTGTCCAGCACTTTGGTCATTGTGGTCGAGCGCTTTCTTTGCGTGGTCTGCAGGTCGGTCAGCAGGTCATCGATGTAGTTCGTCGCGCTCTGGCCCCACTGCTCTTTCAGGATACCATTTTTCAGCATCTTGATACCGTCCTCGGTCTCAATGCCACTGTTCAGCACCTTCTGCACATCCCGGATGGGTGCCGCCAGTCCGGCGTAGGCTGCCGTGTCCCGCAAACTCCGCTGCACCACGCTGCTGCACTCCTCCAGCAGGATGGGCATCTGGCTCTTGACACGGTTCTTCAGGAAGCCCCGGCCCTCAATGGTGGCATCCAGTTTCACGCCCTCGATCTGGGTCGCCAGCGCCGTCTTGTCCACCGCAATGGGGTAATAGTTTTTCACGGTGGCCCGCTGGTAACCCAGCAGCTTCATGCTTGTCTCGTTGATCAGGTTCGTGGTGTAGCTGCCGAAGAAATTCTTCATGTCCTCGCACCAGGCCCGGTCGTAGTCGGTCATGGCCTTCTCTACGGCCTGGATCACGGTGTCGGCCATGGGGTTTCCCGTTCTGTCCGTCAGCATCCCGATCTTCACGGTCTGGCCCTTCTGGTAAGCCTTCTCAATGTCGCCCCTGTTGTACTCCTCCGCATCCGGGATCGTCAGGCCACCGTTCAGCAGGTGCTCCCGGCTGTCGGCGTTCTGCAGGTGCATGTACAGGCTGCACAGCTGGGCGTGGGTCAACGGTGCAGCCCGACCCTTGCTGTCCTTCAGGCCAATGTCCACCAGCTCCGCGCCCGGACCGGCGAATTTTTCCATCTGTCTCAGGTTCGCCTTGCCCGTCACATTGTCAAAGAGCTTCGTTCCCTCCACAGTGACCCGTGTCTGTTCCCGCTGGCCGTCATTCAGCATGGTGCCCAGCTTCTCCATCTGGCTGTTCTTTGCGTAGCCGCCCAGCATCCGAAACACACGGGTACCGCCCAGCATATCCAGGTTGTACCTGGTCAGGGAGCTCCGCAGCTTTCCATCGTTGCCCTTGCTCTGGCGCACCTCTGCAGCCGCCTCGTTGGCGATCTTGTCCACCGCTTCGGCTTTCTGCAAGCTCAGGGTCTTGTTTGCCGTCCGGATCACGTGCAGGGTGCTGGTCGTAATGGCTTTCAGCATCCGCATCTGGTCCACCGTCATGGGCAGATAGGTGCGGTTCTCTGTCTCCCGGATTCGCTTTCTCAGCCGGTCACGCAGCATCTCGGCCTTTTCGCTGTCCGGCAGTGCCTCGGCCTCTGTCAGCTGCTGGTTCAGCCGGTCAAGCTGGGCCTGCTTGCTTGCATTCAGGTCAGCCTGCAGCGCGTCGATGAGCTCCGGCACCTTGCTCAGCTTCCAGTCCTCGCTGATGCCGTTGGAGCTGTTCTCGGCTCCCATCGACTGCATGATGCTGGTGCGCAGGGCCGTCAGCCGGGCCACGGCGTGGTCGTTCAGCAGTGTCATATCCGCCAGCTTTGCCACCTCTGCCTCCTGCTGGATCAGGTGGGGCTGCACATACCGGTCCTTGCTGGGCCGCAGGATCATCTGGTTCAGCTGGGCAGCATTGGCCCGGATGCCCCGCCGCAGCTCGTCCTTCTGCCGGCCGTCCCGGGCTTTCTGTACTCGCTTCTCAGCCAGCTTCTTGGCAATGGCAATGTCCTCGTCCCGCTGCTGCTGGGCTGCAGTGATGGCGATTGCGTTTCGTTCCGCCTGCTTTTCCTGCCACTCCTGAGCTTTGCGTTGGTTTTCCTGCTCCCATTCCAGCAGCTCGTTCTGTTGATGGATCAGCTGCCACTCTGCCGAATCGGCCCGTTTCTGTTCGCCGACAACCTCATAGGAAAGTGCCTGATTCTCCCGTTTCAGCTGCCTGATCTCAAGCTTTGCCTCATCCAGCATCTGCTGCCGTTCCTCTCGCAGGCGCTTTTTCTCTGCTTTCAGTTCCCGTTCGTACTTCTCCTTCAGCACATCCAGTTTTTCGGTCAGGTCGCCAACGTTCGTAATGTCCACACCCAGCGTTTCCAGATTTTCGTCCAGCAGCTTTTCTGCTTTCGCATTCTTTCGTTCCAGCTCAGCCACACGCCGTACTGCCTCACTCTGGTTGCTGCTCCTGCCATTCTCGTACAATCTCCGGTCAAATTCTTTCTTCTGGTCCTTCTGGATCTTCCGCAGGTCCTTCAGCGCCTGCTCCGCGTTCTCCTCGCCCACGGCAGCAGCCACAGCCTGGCGCTGCCAGCGCTGGAACCCGTCAAAGATGGCCTGTGCATCGGTCATCTCCGGCACGTTCAGGATATCACCCAGCATCCGGTCGGCCAGCTCCACTTTGGCATCCTCGTACTCGGCAGCATCTGCAAAGCGGCTCATCATCCTGGGCTTGATGGCATCGTGCACGTTCATCAGCACATCCAGCCACTCGGTGCTCTCCATGCTGGCCGCGCCGTCCACGCCTGCCGCCTGGGCCGCGCCCCGGAACAAGGCCGCTGCCCCTTCCTTGGTGCCGCCCATGGCCCGGGTGTCGTTGACGATGGCTTCATACACTTCCGCCGGGTTGCCGTCCCGCACACCCTCTGCCTGCCGCAGCTTCACACCGTGCCGCCGGGCCTCCGCCACCGCTTCGCTCCACGTCCCGTACCGCTTCACCAGCTCCGCCTTGGCCGGGCCGTCCTTGTTCACCGTGTAGCTCAGGTCGTGGTATTCCGGGTACTCGTCCCACAGCTCAGTGTTCCGGTATGTCGCCCCGCTCAGAATCTCATCCGCAATGGTCTCAGACAGCGCGCTGGCCTTGCTCATGCTGGCCCCGTCCGCCGTCATGTACTCCACCAGCGCCCGGGTCTCTCCGGCAATCTTTGTCCGGTCGGCCCTGCTGCCGTTGGCCTTTGTCCACCGCACCGCCAGCCCGTCAATGGAATCCTGGCTGATCCTCACACCGTGGGTCACACCCATCATCTGGGCCAGCGTTTCCATCGCCGCGCTGTTGTCCGCAATGGCCCGGCTTGCCTGCCGCTGGGTGTTCTTCCGCGCGTCCCGTTCCGCCTGTTCGGCTTTGGCCGCCAGCTGGTACCGGAATCGTGCCAGGCTGCTCTCTGCAGGCAGCTCACCGGTCTTGTAATAGTCCCTGATCTCCCGCACAACACGGTCAGCATCAATGCGGCCGCTGTACTCCTTGCTGGCTGCAACCCTGCCGTCGGTGGTGGAAATATCCAGCGTGAACTTTCTCTGTTCACTGCCCAGGCTTCCCACCATCTCACGGATCTGTTCCAGCTGTGCAGCGGTCGGGGCTTTGTCTGCGGCCAGGTCAACACCCGGAGCTTCCGCCATCACCCGCACATTACCGTCTGCCAGGAACTTGTTCAGTGCGTCCGTCCCTTCCGATACTTCCGCCGGGCCGAACACACTCATAATTTCCCGGTGGTCGGTGTCACGGGTCTTATCATTCCGGGCAAAATCCAGCATCTGCCCATCCGGCAGGATGTATCCGGCCCGTTCAAATTCACTCGTCGTGCCAAACTGCTCCACGGCCAGCTGACAGCGATACTTCGCCGCACCGCCTGCTTCCTTTGCTTTGGCATCATAGACAGCCTGCTGTTTCTGCTTCTGTTCATTTCTCTGGGTTTCCAGCTTGGCATGGGCTTCCCGCAGTGCATTATTCACTTCACCGATTCGGTTTTCAAGCTCTGCACCACGCTGGTTAAAGTCCTTCCGCTTTGCAAGGTACGCCTGGTATTCTTCACTGGCCTTAAACTCCTTTGCCTCGGCAGAGAACAAACCCAGAGATTTTCTCTTCGCTTCAATCTCCTTTACCTCGGCGCTGTTCAGCCAGTTTGTTCGCTCTGTTTTCAGGGCGTTTTGCTGGTGTTCCAGTTCCCGACTTTCTTTTTGAAGTGCCGCCAATTCATCCACGTTTCCAGCAGAGCCGTCACTCAGCTGGAACCGCACCGATTTCTTCACAGGTTCGCTGTTTCCCTTGCTTTCGGCATTTTCTTGTGCTATACTGTTTTTAACAGGAAAGCTCGGGCGTTCACCGCCCTCCTCGGTTTTGAGTACCGTGTCAGCGCTTTCCTGATAAATAGAACTCTCCGACCCTCTGCTCCCCGAATCTTCGGATTCCATGTGGGCTTTGCCGGAGGGTTCCGTAAAACCTCCTTGCAGACTACTCCTTGAATCTTTGGATTCTACGTGGGTACGCATGGAGGTTTTATTATTTGTAGATTTTATATCTACAATATCATAGAAAATCTCCCGGTCATTTGCTTTGAAGGCAGTCAGAACATCAGCTTCATAGGCATTCTGCCCAACCACAATTTTGATTTTTCCACGGTTGAATGCTTCCGCATTCTTGTGGTTTGCAGGTTCTCTGTAGACTTCATCTGCGGTTTTAATAATTTCATCCAGATTTGCAGCCATCCGCATTTTATCTGCATACGTTTCTTCGTTCGTTCTCTGAAGCGCCATTGTAGATTTAGAACGGACAAACTCACTTCTTCCATCTTTATGGTTCAAAATTGTCCAGCCGTTCCGCTCAAAGCCATTCGGATACCGCTCCTTGATTGCCTGTTTCACCACAGTTTTCCATTCTTCACGGGGTACACCGTTCAGGATATCTTCATCAATTTTGATGTAGCTCTCTCCGTCGGCATCCTTCTGGATCGAAAAACGAATATTGCGTCCTTCCGCCGCGCTCTCTGTCTTGGGGGCAGCGGCGTTTTCTTTTGCACTGCGCAGGTTGTCCATCGCTTTTTCAGCGTGGGCAAAGTACTCGTCCTGCAAAATTCTGCGCTCGTTCTCGGCCAGGCGCTGGGCCTTCAGGGCCGCCCGGTTGTCTGGGTCAAGGGTCAGCGCTTCCTTTGCCCGGCTCACAATGCCGTCCAGCATCTCCTTCACCCGGTTCATCACGGTGCGGATGGTTCCGGCCCTGCCGCTGTTCTTCTCAGCCTGCCCGCGCTGGAACTCTACCCAGCGCTGGAAATCGGATTCATTGGAGAAGATGCCCCGCCAGGCATCGCCCACCAGCTCCTCGGCAGCTTCCTCATAGGTCAGATCCTGCTGGGCATAGTCGGTCATCTTCTCCCGGATCATCTCGTCCACGGTCTCAAAGCCGCTGCTCCTGGCCAGATACAGCAGGGCATGGTCCTGCAAAGTCTTTGCTCCCTCGCTGTCCAGTGCGTTGTACCAGTGGTAGTCCTCGTGCAGCACCGTGCCGAACGTATCCTGTGCACTGTCCCCAAAGAAGATCCGGGCCGTCTCCGTGTCCACATAGGCCCGCACCCGACTGTCTGCCTGTCCTGCACCGTTCTGCAGCACGTTTTTCATAACCGCCGTGGTGCCGGTTGCCGCCGCGTTCAGCTCGATCACCTGGCTGCCTGCGTCGTTCGCGTTGCGCAGGGTTCCCTTGTAGATGGTCTCACCCCTGCCCGTCAGGCTCTGTTCCGTCAGAGTGCCGCCCAGCTGGCTCTTGGCCCACCGGGTATCTGCCGCATCCCTGCCGTAGGTGTAGGCGATCTCCAGCGCGTTCCGGCCCTTAAGGTTGCCCAGCACATAGTTCACGTTGGCCGCCATGCCGCTGCCGGTGCCCGCCAGCTCCAGCGCCTGGTCAAAGGTCTTCACGTCCTCCATCTGGCCCAGCCGGTACAGAGTGGATGCTGCCGCCGCATAGCGGTCACTGTCCACGCCTTCCGGCTGTTTCCGGCTGATCTCCTGTGCCGCCTTTTCGCCCACCTTCCAGCTCCGCAGCACCTGCTCCGTCCGGGCCTGCTTCTGGCCCTCAGTCCTCGGTGTTTCCATCCCGTAGGTCTCCCGCATCGGGCTGCTGCCGCTGTCCATCCCGTCAAGGGTGTTTTCTTCAGTAGGAGCTGCCTGCCGGTCAGCGCCATTCTGCGCAGTCAGACCAGTGTTTTCCGCACTGCCAAGGGCTAACGGGTTGCGGCTGTCAGCGCTTATGCGCTGACTGAGGGGTTCTGCACCGTCCGCTGCTGTTTCCATGGAGCTTTCCACACTTTCCCCAGCGTTCTCAACCATCGCCTGTCGGTTCGTAGCTGTTTCCGCCGTGTGTACCGCAGGGTCATCGTTCACCTGCGTCTCGTTCACAATGCCGCTGCCCTCAGCCGCAGGGCCCGCCGCTTTCAGGTCAGCAGAGCCTTTTTCAGTCCCATCAGACTCCACCGACATGCCAAGGGCCCCACTATTAGGGGGGCTGTCAGCGCTCACGCGCTGACTGAGGGGTTCCGGTTCCCGCGCCAGCTCCTCCCGGCGCTGGTGTTCCTTCAGCGCCTGCTCGTATTCGTCCTGAGCGGCATACCGCTCCACGTTGCCCCGCAGGCTGGAATCTCCCGCGTTCATCCTGGAAAGCCCTGTACCCACAGCGCCGCCCAGTGCACCGGACGCGCCGCCGGTCAGCCCCGCTTCCAGCGCCTGAACCAGCGTGTCCGTGGTAAACATGGTCTGGGCAGCTTCGCTGTCTCCCAGGGCCGCATCAATGGCCTTGTCGGCGTAGGTCTCCACAAAGGCCTGCACGGCGTTGTCAATGCCGCCGGAAATGGCGTTGGCAACTGCCGGATGTGCCGCCGCAAAGGCCGAATCCCCAGCCAGCGCCCGGATCTTGTCTGCCACAGCTCCCGCCACGGAATTTCTGGCGTAGTCCGCGCCCATGGTTCTTGCCAGATCAGCCGCACCCACGCTGTTGATGGCCCATCCTGCGCCAAACTTGGCCACGCCGCCCACCAGCGCCTTGCCTGCGCTTTCGCCCTTGGCCGCGCTCTTGCCCATGGCATCCGCAGCGCCCTGGGCACTCAGCACCGGCAGCACCGCCGCCGGGTTGATGGCAGCCACGGCAAGGTTCTCTGCCGCGCTGGTCGCCACGCCCTGCACGGTCCGCTGCACATCGGTCAGGCCGCTCTGGGCCGCGCCCGTCAGCTGCTGGCCCCGGTTGTACAGCTGGTAGCCCACGCTCTTCTCCGTGTCGATGCCACCCTTTGCTTCCGTTCCGGCAATGCGGCTGCGCATGTCCTCGATCTCCTGTCGGGTAAATCCCTGCTGCAACAGGTCGCCGGTGCTGTACTTGGGCTGGTAGTCCATGTCAGTTTCCATCAGCTGGTCATACAGGTTCTTCTCGCGGGGGTTCCGGGCAAGCTCTGCTTCCAGTGCTTTCCGGTTCTCGCTGCTCTGCCGGATGTTCTTTCCGGCCTGCACCAGGTACTCCGCACCCATCAGCGGGGCAGCGGCCACGGTGTCCGCAACGCCGCCCACGGTGTTTGCCGTCCGCCGGGCCAGCTGCTTCCACTCCGGGATTTCTTCCATGGTGTCCAGATACTCCCTGGCCTGCCGGATCTCCGTGTCCGTGTACCCCAGCTTTTTCAGGTCCGCCGTGCTGTAGGTGTTGCCCACCTTCCCCTTGATTCCCGTGGTGCGGAAGGGGTCGATGCTACCATCCCCGGCGCTGGCCCCGTTTCTGCTGGTGCCGGTCTCGGCATAGCTGGTATAATTGCTCTTCTTTTCCAGCAGCTTGTTCACAAGCTCCTGATTCCGAGGCTGGTCAAACCACTGGTTGGCCTGGTCAAAGGCCTCCGGCTGGCTGTACTCCGCATAGCTGTTCTTCAGCTTCTGGGCCTGCTGTCCGTACCACGTTCCCAGAGTATTCCCCGCCGGGCTCACTGTCACCTTCTGCCGGTTCAGCTCGTCGCTCCGGCTGTCCATGGCATCCGCAAAGCCCAGGTTGTTCCTTGTCCGGTAATCCTCCAGCGCCGTGGAATACAGGTCGGTGCCCGTCTGTCGGCTCGTTGCTTCCTGCTGTTTTTGTGCACGCAGGGCAGCAGCGCTGCCCTTTTCCCAGCTTGTTCCCGTACTGCCATGGGCTAACGGGTTGCGACTGTCAGCACTCTTGCGCTGACTGAGGGGTTCTGCCCCGCCCGCTGCTGTTGCCATCCCAGTCTTTTCCTGCCGCTCTTTTTCATTGCGGTTCCGCAGCGCAGCAGCACTTCCCGATTTCCATGCCATCCTGTTTCCTCCTTAAAATCCAGCGTTCTGCATTGCCCTGTCGATCACATCGTCCGATGCACCCAGATTCATCAGCCGACTGGCGATGGTATTTGCATCCATTCCCTGTTCCTTCCACCCCTTTGCATAGCTCAGGGCGTTGCTGTACGGCATTCCGGTACTCTTACCCGTGCTCCCTCCCGTGGTTCCCCCGGGCAGGGCCCACTTGTTCAGATTCGCCAGCGGGGCGATCAGCCCGCTGCCAGTTCCGGTCGCTGCTGTTGTGCCCGTGTCACCGTCCGGCAGCATTCCGGCGCTGGCCAGAATGTTCGCATAGACGCTCTTGGTCGGGTCATCATCCTTCAGGCTCTGATACTTACCCAGCGCCGTCAGCAGTTGGCTGTTTGTCCACCCGCTTCCGCTCTTGCTGGAGCCGCCGGAACTTCTCGAACTTCTGCTGCTCTTCGTAGCTGCCGCCTTTGCCAGCTGGGTCGCCAGCTGACGGTTTGCAATGGTGCCATAGGAACCGGCTGCATTGCTGTCCAGCCCGTACATCTTCAGCAGGTTGGCCGCTGCTTCTTGATTTCCGCTTGCCACCAGAGAAGCCGCGGTGCTCAGAACACCTGCCTGATCGTCCCGGGTCACCGGTGCGCCGTTGTAGCTGGCAAAAGCGTTTGCGTTCAGGCCGTACCGGTTCAGCACGTCGCTGGCCGCATCCCCGGCTCCCTGGGTGTACAGGTTGAACGCCTGCTGGTAAGCACTCAGGGCATCGCTCTGGTCGGTGCGTTTCTTGTTGTACTCCCACTGTTCCCGGGCAAAGTCATTTTCCCACTGCTGCTGGGTGTACCCCTTGTACCCATCGTAGGCCGTCAGGGCCGCCGAACCGATGTTCTTTACCGTGTTCCAGAGGTTGTTCCAGTAAGTGTCGTTCTCGTTCCGAGCCTGTTCGCTCTGGTTGGCAAGGAAATTCTGCCACGCCGTGTAGTTGGCAAAGTTGCTGCCGTAGGCACTGCGGTCCAGCGCCTCGGTGTTGGCCATGCCGGAAAGGGCACTCAGCAGGTCGTTCTGCTGGTTCTGGTATTCGCTCAGTGCCTGGCCTCTCAGGCCGGGTACCGCATTGTCAATGCCGCTCAGCGCCTGCTGCTGGCCCTGCTTTGCCACGCTGTCGGCGTAGCTGCTGCCATACCCGCCCGCCAGCATCGCCGCGTTGGCCTGGGCGTTCTCCGCGCTGGCGGCAGCATTGGCCTGGGCCTGGGCGCGGTACTGCTGGTAGGCTTTGCTGCCGGTATCCCAGTCGAACCCGCTGCCGATCTGCCCGGTCAGGCTGTCCATTGCGTCCTTGTTCCGGCTCACATAGTCCGCCGGGCGGTTGGCATTCCATTCCCGCTCTTCCTGTTCCGCCTGGTTCTTTCTCCGTAAGGTATCAAATAACATGTCGTTCTCCTTTTCTTCTGCCACACACCGGTCTTCAGATCACGGCAAGCGCTTTCAGCACCCACGGCAGCATCTGTGCGCCGACCTGCAAAACGTTCCCCCAGAAGTTGGTGTTGTTCGCATCCTTCTTCTGGTTGGCCCCCACCGCGTTGGCATATTCGGTCTGGGCACTGTTCAGCTGGCCATAGTAATTGTTCAGGCGGGTGTTGTAAGCATCCTGCGCCAGCTTTTCCTGCTGCTGCAAAGAGCTCAGCCGACTGCTCAGATCACTCTTTTTGGCGGCATATTCGTTGTATGCCTGGTTGTATAAGCTGTCTGCCACGTCCGAAAGCCCGTTCATGGTGCTCTGGTAGGCCGTCTGCCCGCTGGAAGTGCCCCAGCTGTTGCCGTAGCCGCCGCTGCGGGCCGAAGCGTTGGCGGCAGCGTTCTCACTGGCCAGCTCCGCACCCCGGGTGTACTGGTTCTTGTACTGCTGGTAAGCTGCGTCCTTGGTGTAGTCGTAAGAAAAGCCGTCCCGGTTCATCTTGTCCAGCTGGCTCTGCGTGCCGCTGATCTGGCTGCCGTACTCGCTCTGATACTCCCCGGGCTTCTGTCCTTTGATGTAATCCAGATTGTTCTTTGCCGTGGTCACCCGGTTACTGCTCTGGGCGTACTGGTAGCTGTTGGAATCGTTCTTTCTGGTTCCAAACACGCCGGTACCCGCATTCTTTTCGCTGTTGCCGGTAATGCCGTCATACACATCCCCTATCATCAGCCCCACATTGTGGCCCGGGATCAGGTACTCCCACCACTGTCCTCTTGCCATCTTCTCACTGTCTCCTCTCGTTTACTCCACCTTCAGCCCCATTGCGGTCAGCTTGTCCCGCATGGTGTCGCTGAAATTCGTTTCGTCCAGGTTCTGCATCATGTATATCATTTGGTCCCGCAGCTGTATCAGGTAGTTGTTGATGCTCCGCCTGTCCTCCGGGGCCATGTTGTCACTCAGTTTCGGCATGGCGATCTCGCCAAGCCTCGTAATATCTGCCATATAAAATCTCCTTCCTCTAAGCAGAGCTATCGGGTTGCGGCTCCCAGCGTCTGCTTCACTCCGTTCGCATCCTGCTGGCCGCGGCCCCAACAGCTCCTCCATCAATCCGCCACTGGCGGCGCTCGTCGCCGTTGCCCTTCGGGGGAGCTGCAAGCAACTGCACCGCAGGTGCATTGCGCGCTGAGAGGGTCATCGTTTCGGCTCCCCTCCGGCCACCCGGTTGCCCCGGCTCTCTGCCATGCTGAACGCAATGCTCCGCACCGCAATCTGCCCGGTGCCCTTGATCCGCAGCCGCATGGTGTCGTGCCGCTCCGGCACAAAGGGCAGGTTGACCCGGGTGTATTTGTTCAGAACGGCTGCCTGGCCCAGTGTCTCCCAGGCCCCGCCCTCATAGCTGGCCTGCAGCTCCACAACGCTGTACGTCAGGGCATCCACCCGCAGAAACACCCGGTTGATGTACTTGTCCGCCGGGATGTTCAACCCAATGTCGCCGCTCACAGCCTCAAAGCCCACCTTGGCTTCCAGATTCGCCTTTGCCGTGTCGGTGTCCCGGTCGGCCTCCCGTTCCGGTTCGGTGGCCCACAGGTTCACGCCGTCCCACTGGTAGAGCTGCCGCCCTGTGGAGCACATCGCCCAGCCGGAAGCATTCTCTTCCGCCGCCGTGTCCTCCTCGTGCCAGAGCCGCCGTTCGGTGTCGTAGACCAGCAGCCGGGTCTCGTTCCGGCCCGGCACCCGCAGATGCAGGTAATACCGGGTGTCCAGCACACCGCCCACCGCCCCGCGCACGTTCATCAGCCAGGTGTTGTCCAGCCCGCTGCTGATCTTCACCGGCAGGCTGCCGTCCCAGGCCATCACGCCGTCAGTGGACAGGTAGTACAGCACCTCTGCCAGCACACACATGCTCTTGCTGGCCTGCTTGGCCACGCCCCGGCACTGCACGCTCACCAGCTGATAGTCCGCCGGGCGGCTGCCGTAGAGCTTGTGCAGGCAGTTCTCCTTGAAGAACAGCACATAGCCCATGCAGGTGGCCGCACCGGTAAAGGGGCCGTCACTGCCCACGTTCACGGCGTAACTGTCCGAAGCAATTCCCCGGTAGCTGTACCAGTTGGTGGGGTCGCCCAGCTTGCAGCTGTAGATCACGTTCTCCTCGCTGTTGCAGCCCCATACTCGGTTTGCGTTCTCGGTCACATATTCCAGCCGGGGCACCCGCCGCCGTGCGGTAATGGTGGTGCCGCCCGCTGTGGCGCTCTCGCTGCCGTTCATGCTCTTCCAGGTGGTACCGCCTGCCGTCACGGTAAAGCTGCCGTAATAGCGTGCGCTCTCGGTCTTTGGGCTGCCGGTCAGCACAATGCTGTCCCCGTCCATCTGTTCAATGGTCACCTCGCCGTTCACGCCCTCGGCCAGATATTCTTCCACCAGCCCGGGCACCTGCTCCACCGTGATGGTGTCCCCCTTCTTGAAGCCCGCAGCGGCCAGCCCGGGCAGGGTCATCTTCACGCTGTTCAAAAGGATCTCCGCCCACTTGCCGCTCTTGGCATCGTACTGCTCCAGCACGTTCACATAGGCCCACTTGCTGGAAGAGGAGTTCTGTTTCAGGAACGTCGTCCCGTCCGCCGGGCCGGAAGGTTCCGTGGTGCCCACGCTGCTCACGGTGTAGGTCTTGCCGCCCGCGTCGCAGGGGGCAATGGTCACCGTTCCGGTCTGGCTCCATGCGGCGCTCAGGGCTTCCAGCTTGCCGGTGGCCGTGTCAAAGCTCTTGGCATCCGGCCAGATCAGGATCTTCGTTCCCATGCCGATCATAATTTTCTCGCTGTCCGTCACGGCGTTTTCCAGCACGATATCCCCGCCCGCAGCCGCGGTGGCCACGTCGTCCTCGCTGTCCTCGGTGTAGCGCAGGGTGGTGCCCTCGCACAGCAGCAGGCCGTTCAGGTGGTACATCCCGTTGCAGCGGCCCATGGCCCGCATGGTGCGCCTGGGTGTCCGGGTCTGCAATGCCGGGTATCCCCGGCTGGAAAAATTCTTCATCTCGGTAAATTCCACCTCGGCGCAGGCATAGCTTTCATTCAGGCCACCAAAGGCTGTCTGGATGCTCTTCCCCGTCGAGATGCTGTATAAACTCGGCAGTGCCATCTCAGTACCTCCACTTCGTGGCCATCCTGGGCAGGTAGGTGTGCCTGCACCAGGCTGCAAATTCCTGCTGGTTCTCGTTGGCCAGCTGCATCTCGTTGGCATAGCGGTCAGTCTCGCCCAGGGCCACGTCCATCTGTGCCGCCAGATAGTGGGCATAGTAGCTGTCGTAGGGCTCCGGCAGCAGCAGCTCCGCGTCCTGCCGCAAAAGCTCCTGCTCCCGGTCGTATAAGATATCCGCACCCACGG